ACGCTCGCCGACGGCTACCTCGACGACGTACTGGCCGCACAGGAAGCGGCTGCGGCAGCCGAGGCCGTCGTGGCGGCGGGCGCGTGGATGGACTACGTCGACGGCGGCGGATCACTGCTGGCCAACTTGGTGTACGCGCCGAACAGCTTGCGGCAGCGAGGTGTGGACGCGGCGGTCCTGCGGCAGCGGATGCTCGCGCTGTCCACGACGATCGTGACGACGGCGATGCAGGACACCGGCCGGTCGACGGTGCAGGCGTCCATGCAGACCCGGCCCGCGGTCCGCGGCTATGTGCGGATGCTTCAACGACCTTCGTGTGCCCGATGTGCCGTACTGGCCGGCCGGGTGTACCGGTCGCTGACGCCGTTCCCCCGCCACCTGAACTGCGACTGCCGCCACATCCCCGCCGCAGAGGACGCGAGGGGTTGGGCTACTCGCCCGAAGGAGTTCTTCAGGTCGTTGTCCGCGGCCGAACAGGACCGGGTGTTCACGGCGGCGGGCGCTCGGGCGATCCGTGAGGGCGCCGACATCTCGCAGGTGGTCAACGCGCAGAAAGGCGTGTCCACGGTGACCGCCTACGGCGTGGACGTGCGCCGCACCCTGGAGGGAACAACCCGGCGGGGTATCGCCGGTCAACGTTTGGGCGCCGAGGGATTCGCGAAGCAGCCGGACAACCGTTACGGCTTTGCGATGACGCCCCGGGTCATGCCCGACGAAATCTTCCGCTGGGCCGATGAGGCCGGGTGGGACCGCGCCGAGGTGCTGCGACAGCTCCGGCGTTTCGCATACATCCTCTGACCTGCGACGGGTCGGGGCTTATCACCGGAGGACCGCGCGATGCGGAACACCACCCTGCCCACTCACCCGACCCTGCTGGACCCGGCGACCGGGCTTCCGTTGCAGGCGATCGGGTGGTTCCGTGGCCGCCCTCTGTGGCCAGCCATGGGAGGTTCCACCGACACCGTTCCACCTGTGGCACCGGCTGCTGTCCCGCCGGTTCCGACGCCCCCGACCGCGCCTCCTGCAGATGTCGAGCCGCCCGCGACGGGCGACGACAAGCCGCTGGGGCCCAACGGGGAGAAGGCGTTGCAGAGCGAACGGTCGTTGCGGGCCGACGCGGAGAAGCGCGCGCAGGAGGCACTGGCCGAGCTGGAGAAGCTGAAGTCAGCGAACCAGACCGAGCAGGAAAAGGCCCTGGAAGCGGCCCGCCGGGAAGGCCGCACGGAGGTGCAGACCGTCGCGAACAAACGGCTGGTCTCCGCCGAGGTGCGCGCCTACGCGGCGAACGCGGGGTTCCAGGATCCGAAGGACGCTGTGGTGCAACTCGCCGAACTGATCGGCGGCATAGCGGTGACCGACTCGGGTGACGTCGACGAGGCGGCAGTGGAAGCGGCGGTCAAGAAGCTCGCCGAAACCAAGCCGTACCTGCTCAAGCCGACCGGTCCTGTCTTGCCGGCGTTCGCGCCGAACCCCGGGCAGGGGCAGCACCAACCATCCAAGCCCTCGGGCGGCGCAGCCGGAAAGGCCGAAGCGGACAAGCGCTTCGCCAACCGGAAGAAGCCCGCCCAGTCCTGAAAGGCATCCGATGACCGACATCTCGGTCCGGACCACGTCGTACCAGGTCGAGAAGCGTGACTGGCTCCTCGGACCCCACGGCACCGGTCCCGGCGACAACCCGTCGATCGTGCTGGACGTCAGCGCGTTCACGCAGGCGATCCACTACCCGAACGGCTACATCCCGTCCGGCTGCCCGGTCGTGGAGCTGGAGTCGGGCCTGTACGGCCCATACAGCGTGACCGACGAGGTGCAGACCCTCACGGTCGGCGGCGCCGGCCTCACCAGCTTCACCATCACCTACGCCGGGCAGACCACCGGCCCTATCGACGACCAGGCCACTGCGGCGGACGTGAAGGCCGCACTGGTGGCGCTGTCGAACATCGGCGCGAACGACGTCACCGTCGCCGGCAACGCGGGCGGTCCGTGGACGGTGACGTTCGGCGGTGCGCTGGCGGACACGAACGTCGCGCAGATGACCACCACCCCGACCGGCGGTACCGGCACCGTCACCGTGGCCACGGCCACCGGTGGCGGCACCGAGGGCGCTGGTGTCGCAGGCGTCTGCAAGGGCCTGACGTTCGACTCGGTGACGGTCACGCGGGACGGCAGCACCCTGTCGCGGATCGGCAACGCTCTGTTCGTCCACGGGTTCGTGAGGCTCTCACGGCTGCCGTTCACGCTCGACGCGAACGGCCAGAACGACCTCAAGCTCGTCCACTTCTCGGCCTGATCGGAAAGGGGAAGACATCATGGCTCTTGTCTTCGACGGTCCGGTCACGCCGGACGACATCACCACCTTCGTGCGCGAAGTGCCCGTCAGCGACGGGTTCGTCCTGGAGGAGCTGCTCCCGAACCGCTACTTCGAGGACTTCGAGGTGGACTTCGAGGAGCTGGTCAAGACCAACCGGGTCGCCCGGTTCCGTACCTACGACGGCCGGCTGCACGTCTCGCAGCGCGACACGATGAGCAGCAAGAAGGTCAAGCTGCCACCGCTGTCCACCAGCCTGAACATGGGCGAGTACGAGCGGCTGCTGATCGAGTTCGCGCGTACCGGCGGCACCCGTGAGGACGCCAAGCAGCGGGCGATCTACAACGACGCCGAGAACCTCACCGGTGAGATCCTCAACCGGATGGAGTTGGCCCGCGGCGACGCGCTCACCGACTTCAAGTTCTCGATGCTCGCCAACGCCAACGAGCCCGTCGGGTTGGAGGCGGACTTCGGTGCCCCGGACGGGCACTTGGTGGCACCGGGCACGTTGTGGAGCGATGTCACCAACTCCACTCCGCTGACCGACCTGGTCGCCTGGACCGACGTGTACCGGCGCGACAACGGCGGTGCACGCGGCGGGGCGCTGTGGACGTCGAACCGGGTCGCCCGGTTGATGCAGCGCAACAAGGAGGTCATCGACGCCGTCCACGGCTCCACGCCGGGCCGGACGCGGGTCACCATGACCGAGCTCAACGAGCTGCTCGAGTCGGAGATGCTGCCCGCGGTGCGTACCTACGACGCGAGCGTCGACGTCGACGGGACCACGACGCCGATCATCCCGGACGACCGGCTGCTCATCACCCCCGCGACGCCGGGCGCGTTGGGCTACACGGCGTGGGGTATCTCGGCGACCGCGTTGGAGTTGGTCAACTCCAACCGGGCGGAGTTGTCGTTCTCCGACGCCCCGGGCATCGTCGGCGTGATCATCAAGGAGGGGCCGCCCTTCCGGGAGTTCACGTTCGTCGACGCGGTCGGGATGCCGGTCATCTCGAACCCCCGCGCCCTCATGGTCGCCGACGTCGCCTGAGGAGGCTGTGGTGCGCACGCTGAACATGCACGTGCACGTCGACGGAGTCTGGTACCGGCCGGGCGCCACGCCTCCGCCGGAGGTCGCGAAGCGGATCACCAACCCCGACGTGTGGGCTGGCGATGCCGAACCCGAGCAGGCAACGCCCGCACCGGGCAAGGACACGGGCGAGGCGACCGGCGGGAACCTGCCGGAGCCGCCACGCGCGGGCAAGGGCTCCGGCACCGACGCCTGGCTGGCGTACGCGAAGGACCAGCGCATCGAAGTGCCCGAGGACGCGGGGCGCGACGACATCATCGCCTTGGTCGACGCACGGAAGGAGTGAGGTAGATGCCCGCGTCGTTCGCCACACCGGTTGACGTGGGCATCTGGCTCAAGACCACGTTCACCGCGAACACCCCCGAGTACGCACAGATGGACCGTTTCCTCGGGGCGATCTCCCGCCTGATCCGCAAGCGGCTCCCACTGATCGACACGTGGATCGCCGACGGCAAGCTCGACCACGAGTGGGTTCGGGACGTCACCTGCCAGGTGGCGTCCCGGCTCCTGTCCTCGGTCGAGGTCGGGGCGGGCTACGAGTCCGAGCAGTATCCGGAGTGGTCCTACCGGCTGTCGGCCGCGGCGGCGGCGGGGCTGCATCTGACCGACGCGGAGCTGGCCGACCTGACACCAGAAGCAGAAGGGCGGCGCGGCCGCGCCTTCTCGATCATCCCGGGGTGAGACATGGCGACCGCCAAGGAACAGAAGATCAAGTCGGGTGTTGTGAAGGTGCAGCGCTACGACGGCAGCAAGAAGGTCGGCGAGCCCGAGTACGCAGCGGCCGGCGTGAAGTGGGTCGTCGACGGCATCGAGGACGGCACGGTGAAGCTGGTCGAGGAGGTGCCGGCGGATGCCTCCCAGATTCCCGCACAGGGTGACGCTGCGGTATCCGGGGACCGGAACGGTTCCTGACCCGGTCACCGAACGACCGATGCCGGGACCGCCTGACGACGTTCACGACGTGCCCTGCTTTTTGTCGCAGCGGTCGACGACGAACGTGTCCTCTGCGAGCGAGATCGAGGGCAACTCCTCGTTCACGACCTCGCTCGGCAACGCGCTGTTCCCGACCGGAACGCCACTGTGGGCGAAGGTCGAGGTGGTCGACGTGCACGGGGAGATCGGCGACGCCGGCAGTGTGTGGCGTGTCGAAGGAAAGCCCGCCGCGCGGCGGCCGTTCGTCGCGGCAGCCCTGCTGTACGTCTCCGACCTGCAGGAGGGTTGATGGCGCAGATCAAGGTCGAGGTGTTCGACGTGGAAGCGCGCGCGGAGGCAGAGGTGCTGTCGTTCGACGACCGCGTGGTGATCGCCGAGCAGATCAGCTTCGAGGGTGCAGCGTCGGCGGTCCGGGAGACCGGCCGCTACGCCGCGTCGTTCGGCGTCGAGGTGGACGGGGACGACCCGGCGTCGGTGAATACCGACCCCGCCGCGAGCTACATCACCTTCGGCACGTCGGACACGCCGCCGCACACCGGGCACATCGACGCCGCACGCCGTCACGGCATCTACACCGGGGACGAGTCGCAGTGATCGCGCCGGTGCTGCCGTGGATTCCTGGTGCCGGGCTGCAGATCCTGAAGGCCGACGCCACGTTCATGGGTTTGGTGGCAAACCGGGTCGACTCCGCACCTGCGGACGACGCGTCCAGGCCGTACGCGGTGGTGTGGCCGGCAGGGATGGTGCCCGACGACGCGGGCGGTATCGGGTGGCGCCCGATGCTGCAGGTGTCCGCCTGGTCCCCGAAGCTGTCCGGCCGGGACGTCAACGGTGTGGTGTGGCAGATCGCTGCCCGCGCCCTCGCCGTGCTGTCCGGCATCGAGCACTACCGGTACCAGAACTTCGGGTTCACCACCCGTGCGGTCGGCATGGGCTACCACCAGCCCGACAGCTCCCGCTCCGACTCCGCGGTGCTGTTCGGCGCCTACTGTCAGGTCGAGTTGATCGGCCAGGCGTTCTGAGACGTCCCGCCCGCCTGCTGCCCTGCACGGTCGGGCGGGACACCCACACGCCCCTGCAGGGCACTCCGGCCCGCCTGCGCGCGGGCACCAAGCGCAGGAAGGGAAGGACACCATGGCCAGTAAGGCCAACTCCGCCAACGCCATCAGGTGGATCAGCGGTGATGCGTTCCGCGGCGTCGCCAACGCCACCCAGCCCGTCGACGACGCGACCGCCGCAGGTCTGTTCGGCAACGCGCCGACGAACTTGCTGATCGCGATGGTGCCGTTCGGTGGCATCAGGGCAGGGTTCAACATCACCCCGACCCAGAACGTCACGCGCGAGGACATCTGGAACAACGACTCCGGCGGCGCGTACGACATCTACCGGGGCAAGACCAGCGAGACGATCGCATTCGAGGCCACGGACATCAAGAGCAAGGCGGTCGTGCTGACGATGCTGCTCGGCGGGTCGATCGCGGAGACCGACACCGGGTCTGGCGTGTGGAAGTGGACTCGCGGCGACGGTGAGGAGTTCTCCATCCTCCTGCAGCTGCGCGCCGCGAACGGCACGGACAAGGACTCGTTGTGGATCCCGCGGTGCACCATCGCGGAACTCCCCTCGCGGACGCTGAACGCCGAGCAGTTGGCGTCGCTGCCGATCAACCTCGAACCGCTCGCCCCCGCCGACGGCTCGGACGCCGTCCAGCAGTTCTCGAACTACAACCCGCTCGCCGCCTGACCGCGGCCTGACCTCATCACGGAGAGCACCACCATGCAGGGCACCCAGAACAACACCACGGTGGTGGGCGGAGCGGTCGATCTCGACGCGCTGCTCGCCGACCGGCTGCTCGACCGCGTCCCGGTCGTCCTCGGCGGGCGGACGTGGAAGATCCGCACCGACCTCACCGGAACCGAGGTGGTCCGGTCGTTGGGGTTCTACAACGCCACCGATCTCCAAGGCCTGTTCACGCTTCTGTTCGGCACCCGCGAAGAGGTCGCCGCGCTGAACGCGGCCCTCGACGAGCGCAAGCGCGCAGAGGAGCTGGCCGCTGAGGCGCGCAAGCAGGCCGGCGGGAAGGACACGAAGGTCACCTACGCGCCGCTGCCCTACGCCAAGCGCGGCGTGGAGCTCGCTGAGCTGGTGCACGCGCTGCCCAAGATTCACAGCGCGCTCGCTACCGCGCACATCTTCCGGGCGTCGAAGGCGCTGCACGAGTTCGCCCTCGACGACGACGCGATCCACCGCAACTTCGACTACACGCCGCCGGGGGAATCCTCGGCGTCCTGACCTGGCTACTCGGACCAGGTTGGGACGCCTGCCTCACCGGCTTCCGTCACCGCTACCGGCTTGATCTCCGGACTGCCCTGTCAGCCCTGCCCGCTGTCGATCTCGTGGCCCTGGTCGACGGGTTGTGGACAGACGCGGATGAGAACGAGGCGTTGCTGCTCGAGTACCAGTCGTACGCGCTGACGCTGGAATGGCAGCGGCTCACCACGGACCCGGATGACCCGGAGGTACAGGAGCGGCGCGCTGCGGCCGAAGCGGCCGGGATCAAACCACCGCCGGTTCCGCTGGTGACACCGATGGCGCGCAGGCCGTGGCGGCACCAGGTGCGGCGATTCGAGGAGTTCGCAGACCAGGTCGCCCCCTACACGCCGGCTGAACCCGAACCTGATCCGGATCTCGAATCATTGGACACCGGCGCGTTCCTCAGTGCCTGGGTCGGCACCCACTTCGGCTGACGCGAGGGGGTGGCGATGGCTGGCGGCATCGTCCGGATTCCCGTTGTCGCTGACACCAGCCAATTCCCGCGCACGCTCGGCGACGGGTTGCGGCAGTCGAGTGGCGTCGCCGCTACCGCTGCGAAAGGTATCGGGCTCGCGGTCGCGGGCGGCATCATCGCCGGCGCGGTCGGTATCGGCGCCGCCATCAAGATCGGTAACGAGTACGCGGGCACGCTGAACGAGCTTCAGGCGGTGTCCGGCGCGACCGGCGCGCAGATGGTGGCCGTCGGCAACGCGGCCCGCGCGCTCGGTTCGGACATGACCCTCCCGGCGACATCCGGCGCCGACGCGGCGAAGGTCATGCTGGAGCTGTCCAAGGGCGGCTTCACCCTCCAGGAGAGCATGGAGGCCGCGCGCGGCACCATCCAGCTCGCCGCCGCGGCGCAGATCGACGGGGCGCAGGCGGCGGAGATCCAGGCCGCCGCGCTCAACCAGTTCCAACTGAAGGCGTCCGACGCGAGCCGGGTCGCCGACGTACTGGCCAACACCAGCAACGCGGCGTCGGGGTCGATTCAGGACGTCGGTCTCGCGCTGAAGTATGTCGGGCCCGTGGCCGCGGCGGCGGGTATCTCGATCGAGGACACCGCCACCACGATCGGCATGCTGGCCCAGAACGGCATCCTCGCCGACAACGCGGGCACCGCCCTGCGCGGAATGTTGGCCTCCCTCGCGGCGCCGAGCAAGGAAGCGCGGGGCGCGATCGGCGACCTCGGCATCCAGGCCTACGACGAGCAGGGCCGGTTCCGTGGTCTGCGCACGGTCATCGAGCAACTGACGTCCGCGCAGAAGCGCATGACCGACGAGCAGTTCGCCGCCGCCGCCGCGACGGCGTTCGGCCGCGAACCCCTGTCCGCGATCGTCGCGCTGGCCACCGGCGGCACCACCGCATTCGACGAAATGGCCACGGCCGTGTCCCGCGCCGGCGGTGCCGCCGACGTGGCGGCCGCGAAGAACCAAGGGCTGGGCGGCGCGCTCGACAAGCTCAAGAGCCAAGCCGAGGACTCGGCGATCGGCGTGTACGAGGCCATCGCGCCGACCGGTGAGCGGATCGTCCTCGCGCTCGCGGACTCCACCGCGCGCGCCGGCGACGCCGTCGCGAAGGGCCTGGAGACCGCCATCGCGGTCGCCGAGGTGTACGGGCCGCGGATCGCCGAGTCCATCCGGTCCCGAGTGGACGTCATCGAGGACGCCGTAGCCGACGTGATCGGCCCCGTGGTGTCCGGTGCGATGAACCCGCTGAACTCCGCGATCAACACCAGCATCGGCCTGTGGGACAACCTCACCGGCGCGCTGGACCACACGGTCGACGCCGCCCGCCCGGTGGGGGCCGCGGTCGGCGACCTGGTGAGCCAGTCCGCCGAGGGCTCCGGCGCTGTGGGCACCCTGTCCACGGTGGTCGGCGGGCTCGGCGACACCGTGGAAGACCTGTCCGGCGTGCTCGTCCCCGCCGGGCAACTGCTCGGCGGCGTGATCGGTCTGTTCAACGACCTGCCGGGCCCGGTGCAGACTGCGGCCCTCGCGCTGGTGGCGTACCGGCTGATGCAGAGCCGCTTGAACAACACCGACATCGGCGGGGTGCGGCAGTTCACCGGCGAGATGCGGGTACAGCGCGAGCTGGCCCGCTCCAACGGCGAAGAGGTGTCCCGGCTCGGCTCCGTCATGGCCGCCTACCGGACCAGCACCCTCCCGGCGGTCGCCGCCACCCGCGGCTTCACCGATCAGGTGGGCGCCATCCGGGCAGGAGCCGCGGCAGCGGGCGAACCGATCGGCCGCATGTCCGCGGCGATCGGCACGCTGGCCGAACGCTCCTCCTCTATCGGAGCGATCCGGGCCAGCTTCGACCAGGCCGCCGGCGGTGCCACGCGGTTCAGCACGGCGGCCGGTGCGGCTGCCGCAGCCGGCACCACGCTGCGGTTGGGCGCCGGTGCGCTGGTGGGCGCGCTCGGCGGGCCGGTCGGCCTGGCCATCACCGGCGCGGTGGTGGGTCTGTCGCTGCTGTCGGGTCGCCAGCAGGACGCGGCGCAACGCACAGCGGAGCACGAGTCCCGCGTGGACGGCTTGGCCAGCGCGCTGCACGAGTCCAACGGCGTGATCAACGAATCGGTTCGGGCGCACCAGGCGCAGGCCATCCAGGCCACCAAGGTCGCCGACTCCGAGCAGTCGGTAGCGGACGCGGCGCGCACGGCGGGCATCAGCCTCACCGACCTGACCGACGCGACGCTCGGCAACGGATCTGCGCTGGACGGGCTGCGCGACAAGCTGCGCTCGGTGGCCGACGCGAACAAGGAGTTCGCCACCCTCGAAGACGGCAGCCTCGCGTGGACCGGCCGCTACAACGAGACCGGACAGGCCGCCCTGGACCTTCTCGGCTCGATTGACGGGCTGGCCAGAGGGTTCCAGGAGGCGCAGCAGAAGGAACGTGACCTGGACCAGGCCATCCGGGATGGCCGGGCGTCGATGGTCGACGGCACCGACGCGGGCCGGTCGCTCGGCGCGGCGATGAACGTGCTGGGCAAGGAGACCGCCAGCGCCGACGACAAGGCACGGGCACTCAAGGACGCGCTCGACGCACTGTCGGGTGGAACGGTGACGCTGGAGGCGGCGCAGGCCCGCGTCCACGACCAGGTGTCGCGGCTCGCCGACGCGTTCGGTGACCAGGTGGACAAGTCGAAGGGGTGGGGCAACGCCCTGCTCAACGCCAACGGGTCGATCAACACGGTCAGCGAGAACGGCCGCCGACTGTTCGACACCCTGCAGGACCTGTCGGCGTCCACCGCCGAGGTGG